CGCCTAACATTTTTGCAAAATCAGGTTCATCAACCATAACTTCTACTGCTTCGGCTGCTTTTTCAACGTTGTCGGCAGAGGTATCTTCGGCTGCAACTTCTGCAACTTCTAATGACTTGTCAAAAAGATTGACGTTTGATTCATCTGCTGCTGGTGCTTCTGCAACTGCTGGAGCTGCTGGGGCTTCTGCGACAGGTGATTCTACGATTGCTGTTTCTACTACTGGAGCTTCAACAACTTTCTCATCATGATGTGACATTTTAGTACCTCCTTCTACGTTTGCCTGTTTTGCTAATTGTGTTTCAGGCAACGGTAATCTTGACTTCTTAAATGAAGCAAGAATTCTATTTATTTCTTTTGATTTATTCATGTCTGAACTCTCCACCCAGCCAATCAATGCTGCTGGTTTTCCTGATACTGGTGAATCAAAAGTTTTTTCTGTAGACATAAATACAGAATCGCTTTCTTCACAGTAAAAAATATTTTCAGTTACTACTTCTGTAGCAATGCCCTTGTAGATCATTTGACCATTTACTTTTTCAATTGAAAAGATATTGCATAGCTCGTTTGCTGGTGAATCAACAATTGAAAGCTCTACTAGATCATAGTCTTTAATAAAACGAACTTGCTGTCCTGTGGCCTTATTAACTTCATTATCTGAATCTTTAATTTTTCCGCCAATAGAGAAACCAGAAAGAGTGCCGTCAAGAACTTTTTCCCAAGTATCTTGTGCACCCTTTGAAATGTATGATGTTACATAAACACCATTATAAAAATTTTGAGATTTTGGGTCGTAGTATGTTTCTGGTTTAAATGAAACAACTTTACCAACTGCAATTGACTGATGCATCTCACGGAGATTTCCTCTAAAATTTTCAAACGCTTTGATGCTTGCTTCAGCTGTTACAACGTCTCCTGTTTGATCAATATTGTCAAGAGTTGCAAAACCTGATACAGTTCTGTTTTCACGATTTACTTTGGTGAATGGGACTGAGAGATGGAGGTTTTCTCCATCGCTAGACCAGTGTGACTTCTCGATGTTCATATGCTTAATTTTAATGCTTTATCTACTATAACGCAAATAGCAGTTGATTAAACTTATTTGACTTTTGGACCATCGCCTTTGGCATTTCTTCCCTCTCCAGTTTTGTCTGGAGCATTGGCTGCCCTTTGCTGATCTCTAGTCTTATTTCCAGTGGACTTAGCCTGTTGATCTGCGGCCTGTTGTGGCTTTAATTCCACAACTTCATCCCCACCCTCAATGGTTGTCATGTTCTTTCTTAGGCGAACTTCATTAGGGGTAATAACCTGCATTCTTAAATAAATTTCATCAATTTGGCTTTGAGTCAATTCGTCAGTCAAACTTAATTCATTAAATTTAAGGCTGACGACATCTGTCTTTTCTGCAATTATATAGTTTAATTTCTTTTCAAGTCTGTCCTGTGCTGGACGGCAAACCTGCTCTTTAAATGTTTTATCTGCATCACGAGCTACCGCCAAATTAACTCCTTCTGGAGTTCCAATTTTATTAATAGGAACACGATGTGCAAGAAGGATTTCATCTCTATTTGTTTTACGATAGATATTAAATGAAGACTCTTGCTCTCCAGCTTCGATAGGCTCCATTTTAAATTCAGTTTTTGAATCAGGTGTATCTGCTGGCAATGGGATATATAGTGATCTGTGATTTTTTCCCTTTAGGCCAACCTGGAAAAATTCAAGTAATTTTCTTTCTGACTCTGGTGAAAGCTTTGCTCCTTTTACGGTAATGATATATCTTGGAACCGCTTTGTTTTCAAAGTAATCAAGGTTATATCTTCCAGCAAATTCATTTCCTGCCAGAGCTTGCTGTGCAGCGATAATATCTGGAACTCCATAATAATTATTCATTGGAGTATACTTCTTTAAATGAATAATCTCGTTTGGTCGCTCTTCTTGCCCAGCAATTGGGCTTGGAGTTTCAAGGTCTCCAAAGTTACGGAAGAATACAGCCTTGCCATATAGCAACTGAATAAATCCATCACGGTATCTGCGTACACGCATTGTCTTAGCTGGTATGTGGCCTATGTAGCCGATATCTCCTGCAGTTGTACGTCCTATCTCAATGTAGCCGTTTCCTGTCGCCTCAAGGTCTGTGTAGGCCTTTATAAGGGTTTCTGTAAAAGACTCTTCCTCATTACATTCATCAAGCCACTTATCTAATTGTGTTTTAATTCTTTCAATTTTAGATCTTGCTCTATCTAATTGCTTAGAGTCTGTAATTGCATCAAGAGCATCTTTAGCTTTATCTGTTTCTGTAAAAGAATATCCTAGCCCAACAATGTTAGAAACTTTTGCATTAATTGCTGCATAGTTATATGTTGAAATTTCATAAATTTTAGATAAATATTCAAGGTTGTATGTTGGCTCCACTAAATCAAATAATGCATATCCGCTAATAGCCTGTTGCAATAAATTTTGCTGTGTAGCAGTTCCGCCTGTACCTACAAATGCTTTTGAAAAGTCACGATTTATTTTTCTTTTAAAGTTAGTGCCTAGTCCCCTTAACTTCTTAATCTCTTCTACACCTATTTTAAATGGGTCGTCGTGGTCTTCTGCTTTCTGAAAATGAAACCAGTCTGCTGTGTTAGATATGTCGATAGTGTTTACGCTATCAATTTCATCTTCCATAAACTCTACTCTTCTTGTCATTGAACCGCTCCATTTCTTAGCATCGAATCTTTATACACTCCAATGTCCAAAGGATCTGGTGTTAGTCCCCACTTAAGTCTTTCGTGTTGGTGTTCAAACTCTTCGTCATCAATTTTTCTGCGTCCTGAAAGGAACTTGGGATTACCCTCATATATACCGTATGAGCGAACTTCTCTAGCCAAAGCATCGATTCTGGATCTATTGCCTTTTTTTGACGTGATCGAAAGAAAGTTGCCATCGTCGTCTCCTATCCATCTGCCGTCTGGCATTTCCCACACATATATGCCAAGGGTGGTCTCTTCGATGATTCTAGTGTTTTTGTTTAAGATGTCCATAGACCATAATCATACCATTACTTGAGATTAAAGTCCAAATTTTTGTCACAAGGTTGTCAAATATTATACGCTTATGGCATCTGGCTGTACAGAAAATATAACAAAAGCTGTAGAATCGTTACCTGTTGTGCCTTCAGATATGGAGAATGAGGTGTCGTTTATTAAATTTATTATATTATCAGTGTATAGCTTGTAATGCTTAGAAATTTGATGTTCTAAAAGCTCATAGTCATATATGGCAATATTGCTGTAAAGTTGATCTTGGCCTGATTTAGTATCTAGTTGATTTTGATTTATCTTGATTCCAGATGCTGCTGGGGTAGATAGGATAATAACAATATGATGTGGGACTCCTTTTGCTAAAAAGTCCCCTACATTCAATGCCGATGTCCGATTAATCCCATTAACATATATTGCCGATATTCCAGTCTTTGTAACCATCCCAGAGCTGGACCATTCATATATTGCAGATGGTGTAGAAACTAACACATTCTCTCCTGCGCCTGGAGTATAAATTGCTTCAATTGTCTTTGTCGACATTCCAGCGTTTATAGAAAACCCGTGACCGTCATACATTTTTATTCCGTTATATTTATTATACGATAAAACGGTACTGTTAAATTCTGGAATTGAATAGTCGTATTCTGATGAGAGTCTATATCCAAAATTATCTGCATATACATCTTTACTTCTAAAAAAATTAATTCTAAGAGATCTTAGTCTTGTAAAGTCTTTTGATGTATCAGTTGATGAAAGTACGACCTTTAGATATAAGGTGTCTAAAATTAAATTATCATTTTTATTTATCAGAGGAAGTGGTGAGCCATTTGTGCACTCGGCCCAAGATTGGCTATCTGAGCTAACATAAACCCTTATTCCAGATACGTCTTCATCCCAATATATTTGCGATGTAGTTACTCCAATATGGCTTGGTATAAAGATTTCATCAATAAATTCAAAAGATGCTGGTAGGGATTCTGCTGTTTTTTCAAAGTACAGATATTGTTTGTCTTGTGATACCAGTACGCCGTCATCTGCAAGGTCATCCCAAGATTTTGATTCTGGGTATGAGTATTTTAGTGATGGCTTTATTCTTGATGCATTAACGCTAAACAGGTATCCGCCATCCACATTAACTATTTGTGAATAATTAATTTCTTTGGTGCCTTCTGAATAGTGTTTTCTTATTTGCAATATAGATAAATTAAATCTGTAAAATGCTACTGCATCAATAAAAAATGTTTGGGGTGCTGGCCCAACCTCAAAGTTAATTGTTTCATTAGTAAATTTATAATTGTCTAGCGGAAGTGAATCTACTTCTATTCCATTAATCACAAGCCATATTCTATTTGAAGAAAACTGTGCAACTATATGTATTGCTTCTTTGCTTGAGACCTTGTAAAAACATTTATTTGTTCCTACCTGAAATACAATATTAGAGCCTTCATAGAATATTCCAAAAGACTTTGAAATGTCTCCGAGTATCATTTTAGATGATGAAGACTGTGCTGGAAGCTTTACCCAAATTTCTATTGCAAAAGAATTATCTGCATAATATTTTGTAGCTATACCAGGGACTTTAAAGGCTATCTCTGTGTCTGAAAGTATTTCTGTTCCTCTAACTGTGCCTGCAACTATTGGCATTAGCTCTCTTGAAGAAGCATTAATTGCATAGCCATCATTACCGTTTCCAGAGTAGTCATATATAGGAAGACCGCTAATCGCAGAATAAGATACTCCGTTATCTTTAAGATCTTGATATGTTGCAAACCTAGTTGTAAGGTTTAAATAATTTCCTACTGTGCCTGATCTAATTTCATCAAGCATGTAAAAAGATGTAGGCTTATCTTGTAAGACTGTATATTTGTATGACATGTCTTACGCCTCTTCTAGTGCTTTTACTCTCGCTGTAAGTTCTTGTACTGCTTTAATTAATGGAGCAATAAACTCTTCATATCTCAAAGCCTGAGTATTATCTTCTTTATTTACCCAGCCACCAAAGTCTTCTACTCCAGCTTCATCTAGCGCTTCTTTTACTTCTTGTGCGATAAGACCGTAATGAACTCTATTCCCAGCTACTGGCGTTTCTGTGTGGCTACCATCTTCATTTGGAGTGTATGTAATTCCTCCAACATTGTACTTATAGCTAACTGGATTTAAAGAGTTTATAAAACTTAATCCTAAGTTTGAAGGGCTAATTGTATTTTTAGCGTCTCTGTCTGATGAAACAATAGTTGATGTGTTGATAAACATATTGCCTGATGCAATAACTGATGCTGTTCTGATTGTTCCAGTAGTGTATATATCTTTCCAGAATTTTGCTGGTACGCCTGTTCCTCCTGCAACTGCTCCAAGATTTGAAACTCCAGAGCCCAATGGATACCAGTGTGAATCTACTCCATCTCCTGGTCCTTGTGGAACAACTAAACTTATTGGTGTAGTAAGCGGATACAGTACAGGAGTAACTCCATCTGCTCCTGGTGCACCATCTGCACCTGCTGGCCCTGTTGCTCCTGTAGCACCTGTTGCTCCTCTAGGAATTGTAAAGTTTAAAACAACAGCGCTTGATGTGCCAGAATTTGTAACGGATGCATTTGTTCCAGGGGCTCCTGTTACAGTTGTTGGGGATACAGATATTGTTGCGGCAGCTGGACCTTGTGGCCCCGTTGCTCCTGTAGCACCTGTTGCTCCTGTAGCACCCGTGTCACCTTTTGGTATTGTAAATGTTAATGTTTGAGAAGGAATTCCATTAGAGATTACTTGCGGAGAAATTACAACTTGAGCCTGCGTTCCTGCATCTCCAGTTATTGTTGGATTAACAGCAATTAAATTGGCTGGTCCTGGTCCACCAATGATTCCGTCCACGCCTCTAGGAATTTTAAAATTAAATATTGCTGCTGATGAAGTACCAGTGTTTATAACTTGTGGTGTAGCGCCAGACGGTAGAGCCTCTACTGTTCCAACTGATACAGTTGCTGCTGGTCCAGGTTCGCCTTGTGGCCCTGGGTGAGCATCTAAGTAGGCATCTACATCTTCAGCAAGCCACTGAAGATCTCTAGGTACGTCTGGAGTATCCGTGTATACGGGATAGTGGAAGCCTTTTGTTGTTTCACTCATTTTTTAATTATACCACCTTGTTGGTTTTACGCCAAAATCCTGGGCACATATATTTTATTCCTTCTAGAACTGGTAAAGACTCATGATAGTAAGGCTCTACTGAAGGGAATATAACAATGCTGCCAGCCTCTGGCTTTATTTTTACATCTTGTTCTTTAAAGTAAATTTCTCCACCCTTATAATTATCATTTAAATAGAGCACTACAGATATATTGGGATTTTCTCCATCACCATAATCATCTACATGTGGACCCATAGACTTGCTAGTAGAATACTTGCTAATTGATAATGGCATCAAGTTTCCAATATCTATGCCGTAGACTTTTGCATAATCTTCTGATGCTCCTAGTATTGCATCTTTTAGTATATTATTTATTCTTCTAATATCTGGTGTTTTGTCTAAGTCTACATCTTTGCTAAATCTTTTTTGATATCCGAAATGATAAGCAATATCTCCACTTGCTGACCATTCTTGCCACTTTGGAATACTTGTATTTTCTGTAAGCTGCTGATCAGAAGACTCTATTAAGTTAATCAAATATTCGGGATCTTGGATTACATTTTTATAATAATGTATTTTCCCAAATTGCTCTAGGCTAGACATTACTTGTTACCCTTTAACCACTCTTCTTTTTGTGCAGCCTGCTCAATTCTTACTTTCTTTTCTTCTTCTTTCCATCTTTCTAGTGTTGCTTCATCGTACTCTAGATCTGCAAAGTCCCAAAAAGAAACCATCGTATATCTTGTTCCTGCTGTTATTTCTGACACTCCATGTATGTTCTCATATCCGCCTGGGAATACATAATATGAGTAAGCCTTTGGTTTAAAGGAAAGATAAACCTCCATGTTTTTTTCTTTATCGCAAAAGAATAAGTCCCCACCCTCATAGTCGTCATTAAGGTAAAGTATTCCTACATACTTGTTAGTTTCAAATGCATTTGGAACACCGTGATTGTCTGAATTATCTGAGTGTGGTGCTGCAAATCCACCAACATCCCACTTTTGTGCATGAGATGTATTCGCTCTAACTTCTCTGCCAAAAACCATCTGCACTGCTTCTTGATATTTATTTTTTAATTTATCAAAAAATTCATCTGGTAAGCCAAACCTTTTCATTGTTTCTGAATCTGTCAGAATGCCTTTTCCAGAGGATCCGTAGAATGCAATATCTCCCCACTCAACGTCACAATTTTCAAAAAAGTGAATCATCTTGGGAACAATCTCTGGGTCAATAAAATTTGGAATTTCTACTATTTTATTTGTATATACTCCAAGGGTGCCAGCCTTATCCTCTGGAACAACCTCATCCTGTAAAACAATAAAGTCGTTTGAATCTAAAATATCTATGATGCCATCTTTCATTAGTATTTACCATTATCCTTTCCAAAAAATTCATGCACATCTTCAGCCTGTTGCTGAGTAGCCTCTATCTCTTTTCTAAATCTTTCTCTTTCCATTTCTTCCCACAGCTCTTTGCCATGCTCTTGTTCTCCAGCTAGCCACTCTGGAGTTCCTGGGAAATCCCATTGCCAAAAGCATCTAATCATGTATCTATTATTACCCTTTGACTTTCTAACTGCATGATAGTATGGATCAGCAGAAGGAAAAACAATTACATCCCCTGCTTTAGGCTTATGTGATATAAAATGATCGTTTATTTTAAAACAAATTTCACCATCTTCATAATCATCATTTAAATAAAATGTTGTTGTAATGCCAAACTTCTTTCCTGGTGCATCTCTTAATGGAACAACAAAGTCTGTGTGGTAATTCATTGAGTAGTTTTCTGAAAGCCCCTCTTCATTTTTATATATATTTATAGAGGCAGAGCCCTTATGATAATTTAAAAGGTGAAGTTCTGGATTCATTTTTAAGTAATGGCTAGTTACGTCATAAAAAATTTCTCCTACTTGCTGAGTTAAGTTTGATTGACTTGATGGCTGCCATCCTCTAGCCGCTATATATTCTTCTCTAGTTGGAAACTTATCAAATTCAAGTGGTGATTCTTGTAGTGGTAGCATCTGACCAAACGTATACCATTTTTCCCAGCCCTCTTCTTTTTGGGCTTGTGCTAAAAATCCTTCAACATCATCAAATGTATTTCTATATACATTGACTTTTGGATATATCTCAATAAACTCTAAATTATCTGTCATAGTCCTTCACCTGTCTTAATATAATTGTTCCATCTTTCTTTGCTCTTTTGCATTCCTTCAAGTTGCTCTTGAGTATAAACTGAGCTATCAAAATCCCAAAATGCAATTACTGTAAATCTTAAACCTGATTCTATTTCTGTTATTCTGTGCTGATTTTCTGGTCCTCCTGGAAATACATAAAGAGATCCTTGCTTTGGATCTATTGATATTTCATGCTCTGGAAACTCCAGCTTACCACCAGTGAATGGTGAGTATAGGAATAGTGTCGTAGCAATCTTTGATGTGATGTTACCTATTGTGCCGTCAAAGTTATAAGAGTCATTGTGTTCAACCCCATAAGAACCTTCTGGCCACTTTTGAATATAAAGCCCCATATTAGATACTGGTTCTCCAAAGACTATCTCTACTGATCTTTTTATTGTAGAGATTAAATCTTCCCAGTTATCTGCAAGCTCTTTATCGCTTGAAAAATCTATATGAAATAAATTTTTTGCCTTGTGAAATCCTACATCCTGCCATAACGAGTCTGCCTCAAATATGTCCATAATTTTTTTAGAAAATGATTTTGAAATAAATCTTGGTATCTGCACAATTTTATTCTGAGATATTCCATATTTTTCTTTATCTATTTCTTCATTTCTATAGTATGTAAACGTGTGAGGATTTATAGTTTTAATTACGGCAGACGCAGGTTGAGAATGAGTATTATCGCAGTAAGGATATGACTCTGATCTTCCACAAGTGCATTGTTTGCTCACGGCTGCTTTTCTCCTGTATGCTTCATGATCGTCCAAAAGAATGGAATTACATATCTAATTCCGCTTGTTATCTCTCTAACACCATGACTGTAACCCACATCTCCTGGGAAGAAGTAAGCAGCACCAGGCTTTGGCTTAAACTCAATTCCTTGATTCGGGAAGTATAGCTCTCCACCCTCATAGTCATCATTTAAATAGAATAGTCCAGCCAAATCGTACCATGGGAAGTCATTAGGCTCTCCATTTTGTAATTGCTTATCAGCATGAGGATCTTGTCTATATCCTGCCATCCATCTTACAATTGCTGGGCTTGTTGGCTTTGCATCAACTTCAAAGAACTCATCTACATCTATCTTAAATCTATTAACCATATTTTCAATAACAATAGATATTTGAGGATCTATCTTGTCAAGAATTGGTCTTGATGCTACACGGTTATCCCAGTATGATGAGTCATAAATCATTACACCATCTTCATTATAATGATCTTCTGTTCTATCCCAGGAATCTATTGTCCTAGCAGCATTTGAAAGGAACGTTAGCTCCTCTTCTGTCATAAAGTTTTCTCTTGCTTGAATCTTGTCTTTAGATGTGCCAAAAAAACCTGGTGGCGTTATAGAAACACGACCTTCCCAGTTTTGAGACCCATTAGCTAATTCTCTATCGTCCATGATTTAATTATACCATCCTATGCATAGGTCCTTTTAGACCATACTTCGTTTTTATAGATGCCACCGTCTGGCTTTCTATATTTTGCTGAATTATCCATATTCTTTTTTTGTAGTTTAGAAACTTTTTCTATCACAACTTCATGATTCCAGTCTTCTCTTTTAAATGGAAGCATTTGTGCATAAGGTGTACCTGCTGGTAGAATTCCACTAAATCCTTTTTGCAAGAAAAATGGCATAGACCCTGGAAGATTTACATGATCATTATCTATAATCCCTGATGTTGTTAAGAAAGGTAACTCAAACCTATTAAAAGGCTGTGAATATAATACGCTGTATCCTTCTGGAGTTTCAATTGCCCAATCTGGAAACCAAG